AAAACCGCCCTTCTTAGCCTTCATCATCCGCCAAGTGCGGGGGCTGATGGTGCTTTTAGATTTAGGACGGCTAGTGCCAGCCTTACGGCGGGCGTTGATGTTGGCGTATAGACCTGGCTTAGACTTGTTCATTTCACGATTGTACCACATCCCCCACCTGATAACCAACTCCGTCCTCAGCAGGTGTAGTGGCCGTTTTAATTTCAAAAACACTTGCGCAAGATTATGCGACCCCATTTCTACCCAACTACCGCAGAAAAGATTTCCAACTGCCGCAGCAATACCGCATAAATACCCCTATAAGGGGTATTTGTTGCGGTAGTTGCGGTAGCGGGCAAACTGACCATTACTTGCGGTACTTCAGACGATTTGTTGCGGTATCACTAAATTATGCGTAAGTCGCATTTATGCAAAAATCATCATCAACGACTTACGGAATCTGTGTGATCTCCCAGCCTTGACCATTTTTGGTGATAGTTCCGTCAGCTTTTGCGGAAGCAAATAACTCTTGAGCCTTTCTCTTGGAGCATCCAGTTGACTCAATAATATGGTCAATGCAATCGTTATAACCATGCCCTTTGGGCCAATCTGGAATGGCTTGTTCTATGGTTAATTCTGGTCTGCCCCTGCCTCTATTCTCTGGACCATTTGACTCCTCCCATGCCATCCATTCCTCTGCGTGTCGCAGCCACACATGAGTCGCGTACTTGCTTTCATGCAAATCAGTATCCCCTTGAGGCCATGGTATAGCAGCCCTGCCTCCGCGCTTCGGGAACGACAGCTTAAAATGCCCTTCCTTAACCGCCTGAAGGTACACCACGGCTCTTGCCCAGTTGGTAAGCTCGCTTGACCCTATGCCAGCGTATGCCAAGTCATACAGCACTTGTGAATGCTGCCCCTCCTTGGGTGGCTTTGGGGTGTGATGCATTACCATCCACGTCACACCAGTCGCCACGCTGATCGGGTTTAAGCAGTGTCGCAGGAACATCGTCATGTTCTCTTGAGCTAGGGCATCTCCACCCATAAATGATAGAAGCGGATCAATCCAACATAGGTCGGGTCTATGGACACCAATCAGTGCGGCTGCCATCTTTGCGAAGTCTGGTCCTGTCTTTGTTGAATCACGAACAATAATCACGTTGGCCAGCATCATTGCGGATTGCTCATCCGACAAAGTAAGCTTGGCCTTTAGGTGTCGCAGTACGCCTTGAGCCATCTCTGCAACGTCACCGAGATCATTCTCTGCTTGGATGAGCAGACTACGCATCGGCTTCTTCGGTGTTATTCCAAGGAACGGCAAACCAATAGCCCAAGTCATCATGGCTTGAAGACATAGAGTTGACTTGCCTAGTCCAGACCCGCCGACCCAAACGCAACTACCACCCTTGCACAGCCATCGATTGCCAAGTAAGCAATCGTTGTCATCCTCCGCCTTAAATCCAAGGATGTCCGACCAAGGTGTTTGTTGCGGGAGATTCATGGCCTCCATGTGTGCCTTCCACTCGCTCCACCCGCTGCGTCCAGTATTGGTAGCTAGTAGTGCTTGATATGAATTAGCAAGCTTTCTCGGCGCACCTGGTAGTCTTGATAATCTTGATGCATCCTTGTTCTTCGGATCTATATCGAACTGAGCCATCTTTGAGTACAGATACGCAACTCGCTCTTGATGCTCCTTGATGTCCTTGGCATCTACCCTTACCCAAGCATGAACCGATCTCGATCCCGAATGAATCACAACCGAACAAGGCAGCTCAAGCGCGTTGATGATCGACCACTGCTCGTCCATCGTTCCGCTATCAAATTCAATTAGGGCATGGCGAAAGCTTGTAACGTCATCTGACTTCCTTGAATCTCCGCAAGGATTGATGCAGACGTACGCACCAACGTACGAGTCTGGAAGCTCCACTCCAGAATGAAACTGATCCAGCCACTCCTCGCGGGTCTTTATTGTTCCCTTACCAGACGGCCTTTCTGAGTCGTCCTGATGAATAGCACCGACAATGCAAACCCGATCACCTTCATTAAATGCGGTCAGCAGAAATCGTCTCACATCATCGGCGTGATGGCTTGGGGTTGGGCAAGGGGCAATGTCTATCTTCATTGGTTCATTCGCTTTGAATGGGCTAAAGCTCAACGGTTGTCTTGGCGATCTTCTGTACGCAGACTTAACCGCTGCCTCTATTTCTCGCTCCTTTAATCCAGAAGCGGTAGCTGATGGATACAGCTTGTCGATTGCTGAAAATTCATCTAGTCCAGCATCTCGCAATTGCTGTGCGGCTAGGAACAACTCCTCGTTGCGTTGCCCCTCATGCGCTCCGTTTGTTATGAATTGCTGTGTTCGTGTCGGTAGTTTCATCTTTCCTTTCCCTGTGGCATTTGAAGCACACAGTAGTTAAGTTTTCTAAATCCATCGCTCCTCCATCTGCAACAGCGACCTTGTGGTGAATTTCCAAATTATCATCTGCGCCACAAATCGTGCATTTGTTATTACATCTGGCAAGGACTTTTCTTCTTGTGCTGGTCCAGGTTGATATGGGTTCGTGCCAATCTTCTATCTTGTTCCAAGATGTTTTCTTTCTTGAATGCAACCATCGCATAAAAACATTATGCGTTTCAGTTACCCTAATATATCCCTTTCTGTACATCGATAGGAACATATCAGCGCAATCAATTGCTCCGCTTATATAGGCGCGATCAATATCGTCGCTTATGAATTGTGGGGTTTTTATTGACGCAAGCTCTGAATAGCTTTGCGGCCTGCTAGTCGATGGATCAACACTTCTGAACCACCGAATGATTTCTTCATCGGTCATTTGCTACCAACCTTTCTGCCTGCTTCTATATCACTACTATTTCTGTTTGCAAGTCATGTCCCTTTGTTTCAGATGTGGTTAGTAGCACACAGCCGCAGGATCTCCCTGCGTACCATTCGGGACATTGTCTTCATATCAAAATTCAAACTGGCTCTGATTCAAGAGGAGAACACACTGAGGAATATCCCGCCGTGGGATCTCCCCACAGACCACAACGCCAGTTAGTTACATTTCCTATAGCTAAACCTCTTCTTCTTTCGGTTTTTTCAATATATCCCGTGATTCTGAAATTAAGTCATAGGCAGCATTTAGTGCGTCCCTAATAAACTTCGCCTTAGAAGTTCTGGTTGTGTAGCAGGCATTGTCAATCCTTTCAAAATCTTCGTCTGTTAGCCTAAACAAAATGCTTCTTGTTAACTTCTCTTCTGCTGGCGTGTTGTGTATTACATTATGCAATGGTTTCTCTTTTATAATTGCATTTCTCTCAACCTTTTTTGCTTCATTTTCATCGCAATCAAGTCTTCTTGTGTCATGCCTTACCACCAGAGAATACCAACGAGATTGATTTGTATGATCTTTGAATCTTCTGGTTGGATCATTTGTAATCCCAATATAAAGAAGCTGATCGTTTGAAGCATATAGTCTATAGATATATTGATTCATTTAACTTCCTCCAACTCCATCGCCTTCTTGCTGGCCTCAACAATATCCTGCGCTGTTATATTCCGCAGAGCATTGCACCAGTATTGCGTCTTAGGTGTCTTATTGGTCGCATCCTTACACTTCGCCTGTGGCAACCCAGCGTGCGGTCGGCAAGGTGCGTGCGGGCAAGTATCAGGCTTGAACACCGATACGTTTTTAGGGTAGAAACTAACACGATCTTTTGGATCGTATGACCCCCACAACGACACACACGGCGTATCCAACCCAGCAGCCATGTGGTTGACAGAGCTATCTGGTGCGACAACGAAGTCAGCCCCGCTGATAATCGGGAACAGCGAGCGCACAGTCTTGGTGCAGTTAAATAAGTCAATCACTCGCGGATGATCCACCTTAAAGTTATGCGAGTTATCCAGCCCAATAATAATAGCGTGATGTTTTGGGTAAGCCTCAAGCAACGCCAGCACCGCCTCCTGCCCCATCGTTGGTGGGTAGGTTCGGGTCGGACCAGAACTGCTAACGTGGTAGGCAAAGAATGGGTCTGGCAACGGCAACTTGCCCATCGCCTTTAACTCTTCATGGTCTGGCTCGATGAGATGTAGAACTGGCTTGCAATACTTAGCCATCTTCTTCTCATCCCACACACCCATCCACTCGTAGATCCTCTGGTAGCAGTTGCCACCGCCAGTACCTAGCTTGGTGTTGCCAACCTGACCGCTGAACAAATCATCCGTTGGCAAGTGAGCATCAAATGACCTCCATGCCTCCAGCGATGCAGGCAACGGCCACAGCTTTGCACCCAGCCCAGCGTAGAGAGGAAGGTTGCGTGCAGGGGCGTAAACTTCCACAACCCCACCCGACTCCTGCACCAAGTAGTTGACGAAAGCAGTAGCGATGATTGCATCACCGATTGCACCAGCGCGGTACACGGCTGTTGCACCACCAGCAGCACGCCCCTTGTAGTACGGCTTGATCTCGTGTGGGCAAGGGATTGAATCCTCCCAAGTAGGTCCAGTTAGCTCATCGGGCAACATATAGGTAGTGCGCGGGTAGAGCATATTGTCATCGACTTTGTGAATTGAGTTTGAGTTATTTGTCCAAAGTTTCATTTTGTTTTCTCCTCTATAATAAAGATCACAGCAAGAATCGCTGTGACTACTGTGATAACCGCAATGGCAACAAGAAGCTTTCCTATTGCCAATCCTACTCCGACAAGAATCCATTCCTTAATTACGCTCATTGGTGTTCCTTTCTATT